AAAATCTGGATAAAAGATATCATAATCATTTATGTAGTATATTTTTTCTTCTCCACCAAATTCAGCAAATCTACAATATTGCTGGGTGATTTGAGGTAGTAAATTATAAATTGACCAAAATAGTTCCTGAGAAACTTTACTATAATATGTCGATCGATGGCTTCTTTTTAATTTTTCTAAGTATTTTTTAAATTTTTTGTTTCCTTTTTTATCTCCATATCTACTTATAAAAGAAGTTAATGATGTTTTATTCATTGAAGCTATATAATTTTGCCACTCTATTTCTCCTTGTTCTTTCCCGTATGTATCAATATAATATTGCTTAGAGAATCTATACTTCTGTTTTCCTATAATAAAATTGTATTTTTTAGTTCCTTCCTCTTTTCCTAATCTATTTACCCAAAAATTCAGAGATTTGGTATTTGATGGTTTATGATATTGTTTATTTTCTTTATAACTATGTTTCCATTTTTTTAAATATGAATTCCATTTATCTGTTCCTTCTTCAATTCCATATTTATTTATCATTATATGTTTACCAATACATGCCTTCTTACGTGATAATTCATTAGCTTTATCTATTCCGTGCTTTTTTGCATATTTTTCTTTAGTTACACTAATACCTTTTCTTCTTTCTAACCACAATGTATGTCCATTGCTTTTTCCATATCTGGTTACGAAAGAATCTAGTGAACAAGAATCATGCTTTAAAATATTTTTAATTTTAATAAACCTGTTTTTCCAAGTAGGATCAAATTCTACATCATACTTTATAAAGTTTTCTATTATATATCTATTTGATGATATATATTTTTATCAAATGAATTTAATATGTCTACCAGTTGCTGTTTTTGTTTGTTAGTTAATCTATATGTTTTAATGTTTTTGAATTTTGTAAAATCATCGAATGATATTGTTTCCATGTATTTTCCTATTTTATTATAATAATATATAGAAAAATAAAAAATTCTTATGAACTAGGTGTCAATTTTTGCTTTTTAATAAATAATTTATCACCTGGAACTAGACCACTATCAATTGATTTGAACTTATTGTATTGAACTGGAAATAAATGCTTAGCAGAAACCAAAATTTCTTTTCCTCCCTTTGTTTTGATTTTATAAACGGGTTGTTTTTCTATAGGATATATAAATGTTACTTTTTTAAACCCAGCATGCGTTAATATTTTATCTCCTACAGTAATATTTACTATTTTTATAGTACCCTTATCACATGTTATAACATTTGTATCTAAAAATAGACAACGGTTTGCCTGACTTCCAGTCCAAATTGGTACCTGAAGTTCACCAGCCATTCCTCTTAGTTCCTCATATATGTTACCTAATTCTAATCGTTTGTCTTTGTAAAATTTTTCTGGCTTAAGTAAATCAGCATAATCTACTACAATTAAGTCAGGGTTTAACCCCATGGATTTATATTTTTTAACATGTGTAATTAGAGTATTAATAGATGCACGTTTTGTTGGGTATTTCTTTATACATAGTGTTGCATTTTTATTCTTATATACAGTAATTTTACTATCTATTTCACTTAAACTATATTTTAAATCCATACTCGGTATACCAGTAAATAAAGAATAATATCTTCTTGCAATCATTATATCATCTAGTTCTAATGTATAATGGATTATGTTTAATCCTAATTTTAAACCATGCGACCCAACATTGCATAAAAACCATGATTTTCCCGCTCCCGGTCCTCCAACTATTATTGATAAATCCCCAGGTGCCAAGCCTCCTTCTGTCATATCATTTATTATGTCCCATGGAGTTGATATAGTTTTTCTCTTAAGTTGATTCATTACAGTGTCTGCTGTTTTGTCTAATAACATAAGACCTAAATCTCTACTTTGTCCTACTTTTTCTGCATCTTCGAATCTTTTTCTAATCGCAGAATAATTTCCTTTTTTATAATCATCTAAGGATTGATAAAATGTAATCTTGTAGTGCTGATTGATACAGAACTGAATAAAGTTTTCCTTTATATATTGCAGGTCTTGTGCATCTTTATAATCAAGCGCATCTGATAATCTCTTTATGATTTCTTCTTTAAATAAATCATTTGTTTCTTTTTCTAGTTCACATTTAAATACATCTAAAGTAGGGGGTACTTTAAACACCTCAAAGTGCTGTTTGATTATTTTTACAATCCATTGATTCGCTTCAGATTCAAAATATTCTGTAAATAAAACATCTTCTATCTGTTCTAAAAATGGCCCATCAGTAAGCAAAGAATAAATCGTTTTCGATTGATATGATTGACCAAAATTTGCAAGATTATCTACTTCCACTTAGATGTTACCATTCTTTAATTTCTACAAATTTACAATTTAAAAAGTAATAAAATTATTTATTTTTCATCGCGAAAAAGTTCAAACGGGCAAAATTTAAATTTACCCATGAGTTTATGTTCGGAAATGAAGACCAAAGTTTGTCCTCTAATACTAGTTCTTGAATACTATGGTGATCTAGTTTATGAGGTTTAGAATTGAACTTATCTAAAATATGTAAAGCAGCTGATTTGCTTATATTACCTCCAGCGAGCCTCATAAGTATGTAATTTAATTCATATTGTTTACTATTATCTAGAAGTATTCTGCATAATCTGGAGCTATCCTGGTGCTCCTGAGCATACTTTAATACATCAGTTGTACTATATTGGGTTGTTTCAGTTAATAAAGGAAAATTTTTAATTCCTGTCTTTTTTCCTATACCTTTTATCTTTGGTAAGTTATCACTACTGTCACCGTTCATAGCCTTAAATAATAAAAAATTATATGGCTGAATATTAAATTCATTTATAATATCATTATATTCAGTCATTTTCTTTTTAACTGGATTCCAAATTTTTATTTTTTTATCTACTAGTTGATAAAAATCTTTATCTGAAGACATTATAAATAAACTTTCAGTATCATCATTTTCTCTGCATAACTCACATATATATCCTATTGTGTCATCTGCTTCGATATTATCTACTGAAATTACTGTACATGGTAGTTGACTTAAATATTTTATAACCCTCATTAATTGATACATCATCTGTTTAGATTCTTCTGCATCATCTGCCCAATTATGGGTTCTATTTAAACGAACGCCTCGTCCTCTATTCTGTTTATATTGTGGATATAGTTTTCTCCTACGCAAGGAGCCGCCCTTCCCATCGAAAGTAACTATTAGTCTAGTTGGTCGAAGCGTCCGAATTGCTAAACCCAACGTCTGTAAAAATCCAACAATTCCTCCAACGTGAGTTCCGTCTTCATTAACAGTTGGCATAATGACCCAAATTCTAATATAATTATTTAAACCATCTACTAGTAATATTCTAGAATTTATGTTTTGTGAACTTAAACCTCTATTGTCTTTTTCTATTTCATCTAAAATAGCTCTAAACTTATCCTTCATCTTCTTCATCGCCTATATACTTCAGCTCTTCTTTATCCATAGGAATAAGTTGAGACCTGTTCTTATATTTTAGAAGAATATTGTCAACTAATTTTGTATATAAGTATTCCTTTTTTTCCGAATTTTTTAATATTTTTTCTTCAAACGACGGTAGTTGGAAAAAGTGCTCAGGTTGATTTTCATCAGTATCTAACATGTTCCATCCCTTCACTTCTTTCATTTTTTTACCAACATCATCCAATTTTTTTGCAGGAATTATTATTTTATATCGTTTTCCTTCTTCAAACCAAGTTGAAATAGGATCTAGTCCTCTATCAAAATAAATATCAAAGTTACATGAATTATACATTGAACCAAATCTGCTCTTTTTTACAGTACAGTTTACCTTAATACCAACAGTTTTGTCCTTCAATTTTATCTGAGATAACATTTTTAATCTAAGTCTGAGTGATGCATGAAATCCAATAGCTTTACCTCCGGATGTTGTGAGAGGATCTCCCCAAAGTACCCCGAGCTTGGTTCTTAATTGATTAGTAAACACAAGCGCAATTCTATATTTTGCAATCGTATGAGTTATTTTTCTCATTGCTTGTCCAATGATAATTGCTTTTTGAGTCTTATAACCTGCTTTGTCCCAGCCCGCTTCATCTTCTGTTTTATCCGTTGCGCCCATTATAGAATCAACTGCTATGGTAATAAGTTTATTAGAGTCATCTTTTCTAACCTTTTCTATAATACTCTCAATTATTTCAAATACATCTTCTATTAAATTTGTATTTACATAAATTAATTTATTTAGATCCACGCCTATAATTTTTAAAAAATCTCTATCAATCGCATCTTCAGTATCTATTAATACGGCAATTCCATCTTTTTTCTGAGTTTCTGCTAATATGTGACCGATTAACAAAGATTTTCCAGAATTATGATTAAGTATTCCATTACCGAAATAGCACTGTTCTAAATGTTCTACACCTATATCAACTATATTATGTTTTCCTACATATTCTATTTTCTTAACAAGATGGTACCCACCATCATCACACAACAAACTATGTTTATTGACTTTCAGATTTTCGGTTTTAATCCATCCAATATTACTAAAAAACAGATGGGTTGCCGAAACCTTAATCTTATTAAGGTTTTCAAGTTCAATTTCATATGTATCTAGTATTCCTTTAGTAATATAATTCTTAATCTTAGTAAAATCTCCATTTAGAGTTTTCACCCTTACTATTTTGCCCGAATCGAGTAACTTTTTAACATCTTTAATTTTTATTTTTTGTATGTCCATAATTAAACTTCCAATTATAGTTATATAATCTTTCTTTTTGTTTATCTGATAATATCAATTTATTTTCTTTTATTAACAATTCTATAAAATCTTTATTGAAATATTTCCATATTTCATATGAATCTTCTGTAATTATTTTAAATTTAAGGTTAAATATATTACAATAATTTTTGAGAGCTTCTAATTTGTCCACAACTGTTTTACAATTTAATAGAAATTTTGGTTTTATTTCTATTATTGTATTATCAATAACTATATCTGGATTATATGTCTTATTTCCGTTATCATACTCTATTCTATGTTTGGATAATTCAAACCTTACATTATTTTCACATAAATAAATATAAACTAACATCTCTAGACTACTTCTAAAATATATTTTATTATCGTAATAATTTAAATATCCATTGATTCCCCTCCCAGACATAATTGATGGTGATCTTCCATAACTATTACTATCTTTACCCTTTGCAAAATTCTTATTCTTAGGTTGAACATTATTTTATTCAACTATTATATCAATAAGTGTATCCTCAGTTACACATGACTCTAATCCATTAATTTCTGAAATTCGCCCGACTGCAATGCCTCCATTCATTCTATTGCTTATGTGGATATCCAAAATTGGGTCTCCTGTAGAGACCCAATCTATAATAGTTGATGTCGATTCTTCCTCATCTAAAAATGTTGCAAAATAATCAGACTCAGATTCGTTAATCATTTTATAAACTTCGCTAATAAGTTTATCTCTGGTTTCATGCTTAACTACATTTTTTTCAGATTGGTCAGCCTTCTCAGTACTATTTTTTTCTTTCTTCATACGTCAACTCTGGTTATTATATTTTTTTGTTTTTGTTAAATAGTTCGTTAAATGCTGCGCTCGCATCTTTTACTGTTTTTGAAGATTTAACTTCATCTTTTTTTTGCTCTTTAGCTTCAGGTTCTTTTTCATCTTCAGTTCCAGTTTCTTCTCCAGTATCTTCGCTAGCTTTTTCTAACCATTCATTCAACATGTCCTTTAATTCTTCGTAACTTTTCACCTTATATACTTCATTAATATTGGTTTGAGTATTAAGCCACTTCTGAACCAGTTCAGGAGAATCAGCCAATTTGGTTGAATTTCTTTTTGCCTTAATTGATATCTTGCCATAAGTATTTCCAGCTTGTTCTGGAGGAGTATATTCAAGATCAAAATCCACTCCTGTATCAGGATCGAATACATTACCATATTCTGGATCATCCATATATTTTAATATAGCTTCATATATTTCTTTTCCAAACCCCCAATATCTAACACCAGCAGCCTCTTCTCCCCTTACAATAATGGGAACGTAGGTTCTCAGTTTAGGCATTAGTTTTCTACTTAATATAAACGATTCTTTGTCTCGTTCTGCTTTTAATTTTTCAGCAGCTTCTACTACTGGGTCTGGATCACCAAATGAAATAGGGGATATTTCACTGTTTTTGAATATGTCATAATGAAAATATAATTCAATAAACGGATATTCATTGAACTTGTAGGGCAACATCCTAATAACATGTACACCTTTTGGTTTCCATGTTCCAGTTGTTCGCTTGTTTGAATCTTGAAGTGTTTTTAGACGATCTTTGACTTTTTTTAAAAGATCATTTGTTTGACTGGATGTGTTCATAACAATTCTCCTTGTAATTTATTAGTTAATATTTAATAGTTAATAAGTAATTATTATATTTAAATAACTACCATTAGTAATAAATATAAGAAGAATTTCTTTTTATTATAAAAATTTATCAATAAAGTAGAATTTCATTTAACTTTTTCATCCATTTAATTCTACAATTTTCAATAACCTCGTTTTAATTTTTTTAAATTCACCATTATTTGTTACCAACACCATGTTAGAATAATTTTGCCATGGTACTGGAAATTGTTTATCTAATTTTCCATCGTTCAACACGGTAATCAAATAATTTAAAGCATTTATTGTATATAAAGTATTAGTTTGCTTTTTCCTATGTACTCCAATTGTATTTCTAGGTATCTTATCTCCATCTATAGTTTCATGTAAATCTATATTATAACTACAGATTACCTCTTTTTCATTTTCCTCATCTTGTAATATAAATATTTTATCATATAATAATTTATAAGCATTTTGAATTTCTACCAAAGTTTCATCTAATTTTTTTCCTGTTGTAAACGTTATAAGTAACTGACTTTCCATAATTTTTTCCGTTTAATATTTATTTACTACATGATGAAATCTAGTTCCATATTTATTCAATGGTTTTCTAGTTGATGTTCTTATCATACTCGGTGTAAATTCAAGTTTTGCAACTACATTAACACCATCTGATAATTCATGATCTACACTCTTTGTCCTTACATTATATTTTGAATTTTGAAATGCTTGAATTGACACAT